CGACACGTCGACAGATGAACTGACGGATGCGCGATTCAGGAAAAAGACAGGAGTCGTCGAGTTTACTGTCTGTCGGTTTAGTAGTGTATCGATTCGGTCGACGATGCCCTTGATACGCGCCATCGAGACAGCACCAGACTGCGTGTCCCAGCACCACACCTGGTGCACGGAACTCGTGAGGATTCGACCGCCACACATGGCCGTGGTATCGTCCTGGCCATTGTCAGTGTGACGTACGACGATGTAGGGAACCTGTGGCTGTCGAAGGCTGATCGGATCCTTCTCGGGAGCCAGATACAGGTATATGCCCTGCTGGTACGATGGCGATCTGTTATCGACGGCCAGCAGTCCCTGAAGTGTTGCATCAGCTGTGAGCGTGTCGAATATCCATTCGTCGACTACGAGTGATTCAACCATTGAAGTACTTCCTCACCACGCCTGTGAACACACTCCATGCCTTCGTGGATGCCGGTATCGCGAACGGTCTGTTCTTCTTGAACTCCAAGATTTTGCCATAAGGCGCTGCGATGCTGATCACGTATTCGTAATCGTTGACTTTGCCGATTGTGATCGAGGTCCGCAGGAATCCTGTCCGCACAGCTGGTGCTTGTCCTGGCGCTGATGCTTGATAGACTGTCCCGCCGACCTTATAGCGTCGTCCTGACTTTGCGCCTGTCATCAGCGCGATCATGCCAGTGTACGAAGCACTCACTGCATTCTGGAGAAAAACAGCCAGCATGCGAAAACGGACCTCCGCGTCGTCAAAGCCTGAAAGGTCGACCTTGACGGTCATGGCGCTAGGACCTCGATTAGCAGTGGACCGAAGCGTCGCACGGTAGTCGACACGGTGAGCGACAATGTCAGACGCACGACAGCTGCTGTCGGGTATGCGGCAGGGTTAAGGACCGTCACAATGCCCTGTGAGGACAGAGACTTCGTGAGCGTGGCGCTTCCTCCACCGAACGAATACGCGACGCCTGTGGCGGCTGTCGTGTATGTCGCCGCGAGAGTGCCTGTCGTGATGTCAATCGGAGACCCGTTGTCATCGACTAGGCGCAAAACGTAAGTGTGCCAGTCTCCGGTCCAGGCCGCGATCTGCGTGACCTGTTCCGGATCTTCGGTGATCTGTAAAATGTTTACGCTCATACTGGCCTCACATACAATCTTAGTGGTCCAAAGATCTGCGTGTCGGTCGCTCCGGTTGTCCTGGTCACAGTCACAGTGTACGTGCCAGAAGTGTTCGTGACCGTAGTCGTCAAGCCGAATGATAAACGCCCATTGTCCGCATAGGTAGCAGTTCCACTGTATGTGGCCACAAGTGTCCCCGCTGAGCTGTAGACCTTCGCCGTGACGGTCGACCCAGTGATGTCGATGCCAGTCCCATTCGCGTCAGTGACCTGGACATCGACGGATGTCGCGGTTCCCACATTCACATCGAGCGGCTGATCAGCGCCTAAACCATCAGCCAGGAGTTGATAAGGCCCAATATGAACGCTCGTCGCAGCTGACACTGGCGTCACGAGTTCGGCATTGACATACTGGCCAAACGTGCCTACCGTTGTGTGTCCGCTTCGAGCTTCGTCCCAGACAGCGTCAGCGATAGCGCCGGAGTTTACGTTGACATTGACGTACTCACCAAACGTTCCAGCTGTTGGATACGTTGCCCTTACCGCGTTCCAGACAGCACCAGCGGTCTGTGCTTCCGTCAAGCCACCACTACTCAGCGTGACGGTCAAGACTGCTCCATTCGTACCAGAAGCACCACGCACCACTATTGTGACATCAGATGCGCCAGCAGCAAATGCGGCATCAGGAACATCCAAACGATACACGCCCGGTACAAGGGAGGACGATATCTCAGCAAAGCCACCAGAAGCCCACGCGCCTGTAGGTGTCTGCGTGACCAGCGTAATAGCCACCGGAGCGGCTTGATTCCTGACGTAGTATGCCGCTAGACCGGAGGTGCTGAAGGTGAGCCCTGTTACGCCGAGGTAGAATTCGATGCTTTGTGATGTTGAACCGGGAGCGATTGTGATTGCGGATGCGTTGCGCTCGGTTGGTGCATACGTTGGTAGGATGTTCTGAACGTTGCGGTATGTCACTGCTCCGATGTCTGGAGTTGTGCTGTACCACGTAACGTTGTAGTGGTCGGTTGCCGGTGCGTTGCTCGTGCTACCTGCCGCTATGTTAGGGGATGCCAGCCAGTTCGTATAGCGCATCAGCGTAGCGAGTCCAAACTTGAACTGTTCACCGATGTCAAATCCGTATACACCAGCAGTTCTACTGCTAGTGCTTGTGAAACTTGAGAAGTTAGTACCACATGACAGTGCCAAATTGTTTGATGCAGTTATACCTAGAGCGTAACTGATTCCACTTGCATATCCTGTGGTGGCATTTACAACTGCATTGTTCCTGACAGTTACACCACCGTCATCACCACTACCGGTAATAAAACCGTTCGTGCCGCCTATCATTACGTTGTTTGCAACTACAGTATTAAGACCTCTAACGATACTCCCCGGATTTGCTGGGTTGCCAACAACTATTCCGTATGTACTATAAGCCTCACAAATATTGTCATACGCAAAACATCTAAAATTCTGTAAAGCGGAAGCAGTGCTTTGAAGAACGATAGATGTATGACCTCCGAAAAACTGACACCGCTGTACAGTGACACCTGTTGCCACAGCACCACCAACGTAACTGAAACCAGCCTGCCCGGCAGAACCACGTTGCATCGTGAAGACACAGTCTTGAACGACTAGATTGTCTGCTGCCGTAGCAATTGCAATGCCGCTACCCGTTCCCGTTTCAATCAATAGGTTAGCAAATGTTAGGAAAGATTTTGATGTGATGCTGATTGCATTTACAGCACTAGACGCAGACGTATCGGCTGGGCTAAATGTTGTTATACGTACGAGTCCAGCAGGGACGCCGGTAAACTGCGCTCCGGTTGGGTCACCATAAACAAAAGTCATTGCAGAGTAAGTGCCACCTACAACAACGGCTGAACCTTGTCGGTACGTCCCCGGTGCGATGTATAGCGTGTCACCGGAGCCAATACCAGTGGCTCCAAGAGCCTTGGATATTGTTTGCCACGCTTGAGCAGTGGATGAACCTAATCCAGTGTTACCATCATTACCATCGACACGTACATAGTAAATAGCCATTATTCAGCAGTCCCTGTCAGAATTTCCTGAGCCATTACAACGATGAACTGATTCACGATAAACAGTCTAAAGTCTTCATCCTGTTGAACCCACCACGCAAACATATCGATGCCATTTACACCAAAGTCAGCAACCTTTTCAAAGTCATCATTTAGGATGTCGGCTACGATGTTGTAGTCTGCTGGGTTGGATTCAAGTGGATTAATAAGTATATTGTCAAGGTTCATTTGCTTACCTTTAAACTGTTTGCCCCTACACCCTTGAAAGGCATCGTCAGGAACGCAAGCACACTAGATACCGCAGCGGAGACACCAGCGGCTACCGCCTTGCTTCCGTAGAGTGCCAGCACTGCGCCCAGCTCCGAGATGTCGTGTGCTTCGCTTGTGCGGATGCCATCGCCAAAGACGCTGGTGAAGGCAGCTACAAAAGCCACGATCACAACGACCACCAATCTTTTGATGCTGATACTGTTCATCTTTGTATGATCGCCTCCAAAGCGGAAACCTTATTCTCGAGTTTACCGAGTCGCTGTTCGATGCGGCGCACTTCCTGCTGTTGACCATCTAGCGTCGAGATGATGTGTGCCACCTGAGTCTCCAAACGCGTCAGCCTGACCTGCAATGCCACCCAGGCGGCACCGATTGACACCGTCGTGATAAACGCCTGTATTCCGATTTGGACCCACATCTCAGGACTCATGCATACACCCCACCAATAACTTCACCTTTATCATGGTGCGATGACAGCGAAGCTTGCACCACGCAGTGGATACAGTTAGCCGTTTGTCCTGGCGCGAAGTCCGATGGTTTGACTGACTGCGTTAGTATGGCCATAGTCACTGCCGATGCACTCGTAGTATGGCGCCAGGTTCTGCGGATTCCCGCTGGTGTATATCCTGTCATCGGCCTTGACCTCGATGTCAGGCGAGCACGTCAGGGTCCATGTGCCAGACTGTTCGATCATGCCACCGACCACGCCTTCGGTATCGCCGGTGTTGCTTATGGTGCCACGGATCTCAGCGACCTGTATCCAGTGTTGAGACACGCCACCGATGCCATCCGCTTGATTGACGGTTCGCCAGATCGCGACACGGTCCGCGTAGGAATACGCCTGGATCGCGTTCTTAAGCGCGTTGGAATAAGCTGCTGGAATCATACGAATACCATCGGTGAGAAGCGCTTCGCCTGGTCGAGACAGTGCTCGCGGAGCACGGCCATCTTTGCGTCGACCTGACCATCCTTGACATCGATGAGGTGCGTGATGCTGGACGCTTTGCGAATCCAGCCCTGTCGCGCAGCTGTGCGGATGTCATAGCGCTCGACGTTTGCCGGTCCGATGTCCTGCCATAGAAGGTCGCCTGATCCATCATTGACGGAATAGCCAAGTGTCCTGGTCCACTGTGGGAACTGTGGCTCAGTAGCGCCTGATGTCCCTGCAATGACGCACTGGTAGAGTCGACCATTCGCAACGGTCGGAATGATGATGTCGCCGACAACGAAGGCTGTCGACGCGATCCAGAGACCCCAGCGAGCGTGATCGTCCACGAGCTGCTGTAGTGCAGTCGAATCCAAGAACGGGTATTGATCGGATGCGACCATCCAAGCGAGACGGTCGAGTGCTT